TTGCAAGATGTGCTAAAAAATTTTTTCGATGAGCTCAAAGGCCCTGTAATTATTGATAGTTTTGAGGAAAAGATTTTTTCAATAAAGACAGAACCGGCAGCACTGGCGGCAGGGGATCCGGCATTCCATCAGCCAGGATCAGCGCCGGAAGCAGGGAATAATATTTTGTAGATCGGCGATACATCCGGCGCCAGGTCCTGCAGTAGATCAGCAGCGATCCGAAGATTCACCAGGGCCCGCCAGCACTTCACCAGGCAGCCGGACCTTATACAGCTCTTATCAGCTGTTATCAGCTGATGTTCTGTGATATCATGTGATATCATGTGATAAGATGTGATTACAGCTGATATCACTGGATAGGACGTGATATCAGCTGTTCATTGCTTTATATTTGAATATAATAATTATTATAATAATAATATAATAATAATAAGATTTAGATTTTTATTGATTAATCATCTCTTCTCATTATCAGCAGCAGTTTTATTATATTCCAATTTGTATATATAATATATACAATCTTCACCAGGTGTTACCGAGAAGTTATATAAGATCAATAGACAGGATCAGCCCTATAACCTACAGGGGATATAGGTTTATAAGCTGCTATCAGCCTACTAAGCTGATAGGTAATAACAACCTATAAATCCGGTAGGTTGTAGTGGTTCCGATAACAGTTATTATGCGAACCAAAATCCGCAAAGAACAATCAATAACACCATGTGCACATGCGTGATGTGATGATATCTATTGATTGCCTGGCTTGAAGTGAAGAAAGAAGAAGATACCGAGGCAAAAAGAAAGATTTTTTCACCCGCCCCCGCCGGCCCATGTGATTTTTGGCAGGCCCCGGCGCCACCCCCGCCCCCAAAAAAAATAGGGGCTGGGTCAAACGTATATATATATTAGGCTTTTCAGAGCCTCAAAACCCCTCAATAGTTTCGGCTGATAAAACGGATGGATTGATGATGATGTGATAGGGGGATAGGGAAAAAGAAGGGGATGGGTCTGCTGGTGGATCTGTGGAAAAATTTTAAAAGAAAATTCTGAGACTGAGGATGGATGATACACGTGGATGAGTTGGCAGTTAACAACCTGTTTATAATTCGGGAGTTGACAACTACAAAAATCTGTGATAACAAATGGAATGACCCACGGGGAGTGGGCGAGCTGTTAGGTCAAGGGGAAGCGGTGAGGGCATCCGGTGAGAAACCGGGAGGCAATTACCGCTTTCGGCATAAAGACCTGCGGTATGAAAAAGCTTAGCGAAGCAGTGTGCCTGACGTTGCATAGAGCGTCGCCTCCTTTTACGATAAGGCCCAAAGGCTGCTGGCCGTCCCGGGTATCAGACGGGACAGGCCCGGGATGAGAGTAAGCAGGCCGTGAAACCCGGCGCGAACATATAGCACCGTAGAGCAGTCCGGTAGCTCGTCAGGTTCATACCCTGAAGGTCAGAGGTTCAAATCCTCTCGGTGCAACCACAAGAGAAACAGGTGGAATAAATGCGAACAGAGATTCGTCTTTCACCAATCGCAATAAAGCAGATCGAGGACAGCTTGACTGCCGGGAAGGCAGTAGAGATGCGGGTTATCGGCGGGAAGCTGGTAATCTTCGAGACTTCGAGCAAAAAGAAATATGAAGTGGTAGTTACATCACGGTAACTATGACGGCCATCACGGGTCAGACTACGGTTGAAGAGACTGTGGTCTGGCCCGTTTTTTATTTGGTGAACATGGCGCAAACCAGCGCTGTGGAAATATACAAACGATCTTAACCGCCGACCATAGCGGAGAAAGAGAGAAATCTATATGGATAACGAAAACACCGTGCTGACCGAACAGGCAGAAGATCTTGAGACGTCAGGAGCTTTTGACGAGGGCTGGGAAACCGAGCAGGACATTCCGGAAGAGAGCGACGGCTCAGACATCGGATGGACGTTCGGCGAGGACGACCGGGAATCTGAAGAGGGCAGCGATGGAGCGGAAGCAGAAGCAGACCAGCAGAACGCTGACGAACCTGAAGGTGAAGGCCCTGAAGGGGACGGAGACGGAACCGAAGGGAAAACTGACGGCGCTGAAAGCGAAGAGACGGCAGAGGGAGAAGAAGGAAGCTCCGACCAGAGCGATTCTTACGAACTCAAGTATCTCGGCGAGAACAGAACCGTCAACCGTGACGAAGTAATCAAACTTGCCCAGCAGGGCATGGACTATCAGCGCATCCGGGAGAAGTGGGACGGAATCAAGGATGATGTTCCGAAACTCCGGATGTATGAAGGATTCCTCAAGGAACTTGCGGAGTCCCGCGGTGGGGACATTGAATCCTTGATCGACGAGACGAGGACGCGCAGCCTGATGGCGAAGGCGAAGGCGGAAGGGAAAGAACTTACCGCGTCTGCTGCAGCGGCTCAGGCGGTGCAGGCCAGACTGAAGGCAATGGAGCCGGAAGAAGCGAAGCAGGAGAAGGCGCGGGAAGAAGAGCGGCAGGCCCAGCGCAAGGCTTCTGTTGACCGGTTTATGAAAGTCTACCCGGATGTCAAGGGGGAGCAGATCCCGAAAAAAGTCTGGGATGACGCCGAAGCCATGGGCGACCTCACTGCAGCGTACATCAAGTACAACTCCGGCAAGTTGGCAGAGGAAAACGAACGCCTGAAGAAGGAACTCGAACAGGCGAAACAGCACCAGAAAAACAAGGAGCGTTCCATGGGAAGCTCTCGATCTGTCGGTTCCGGTGCGACCAAGGATCCTTTTGATGAGGGCTGGGACGACTTCTGATCTTACAGGAGTTGATTTAAGTGCCAATGCAGCACAATTTCGAGTCTAAAGCTGCGAAGCGACTCGTAGAAGCATATTATCACAAATCCAAGACCGAGGGTGTTTTCACCCAGAAGTACGACTGGGACGGCGTGGCGACCATCCGCCTGCGTTCCCTCCCGACGGTCCCGCTGAATGAATATAACTGGCAGAGGGTTGACGGCTCCCGTTTCGGTCCCCTGACCGAGCAGGGCGACAAGGTCCAGCCGCTCACCATGACGCAGGACTATGCGTACAACATCGCGATTGACAAGCGCAACAACACCAGCACCCTTATGGAGAAGGCGGCTGGCACGATTGCGAAGAACCAGATCAACCGCGAGCTGATCCCGCAGACCGACAAGTACCGCCTGAACGCGATTGCGACCGGCAACGGCGTTACCGGTTTCGGCACCGAGGGCGTCGGCGGGATCATCAAGACCGGCATCACGCTGAGCAAGTCCAATGTTGTGGAGACCATCATGACCCACAACGCGGAGATGAACAACTTCGCAGTCACCGAAGACCGCGTTCTGTTCATCAAAGAGACCGAAGTCATCAAACTGAAGCTGGCCGACCAGATCCTTGGTGCCGGCGCGACCGTTCAGGATGTTGCGAATCGCATCATCAAGAGTGGCGAGATGGGTGTGATCGACGGCCTTCACATCGTGAAGATCCCCGACAGCTACATGCCGACCGGCGTTCTGTATATGATCGTCGCAAAGGACGCGGTTGTGGCCCCGACCAAGATCAGGACCATGCGCATCCTCACCACTCACCCCGACGTGGACGGCGCGGTTGCTCAGGGCAGATTCTTCTATGACTGCTTTGTCATCGCGGAACATGCCAACGGCGTTCTTGTCGCGAAGAGCACGACCTGATCGATCATATCGACACACAAATAAAGCCCCCTGGGAATAGGGGGCTTTTCCCAAAAGAAAGGATGATTTGTGGTGTATAACCCGAATGATGTCTTCCAGAAACAGCTTTCTCAGCTCGCAGAGAGCTACCGGCAGGGAACTCCGCCTGTTCTTCAGCAGATGGGACAGCCAGCAGTTGAGCAGGTAAAAAGCGTTCCAGGTATCGCAGGAGCGCGGGAATACCTGAAGAACATGGCGGCATCCAGTTCTCAGATTCTGATGGACGAGACCCAGAACATGTTCTTCCTTGTGCGAAAGGACGCGAACGGCAATCCGTCTCCTATCACCGTCGGTAAGTTTACCGTGGAGACTGAGCCTGTCGAAGAGAGTCCGTATATCAGCAAGCAGGACTTTGAGGCTTTCAAGGCTGAACTTTGGGAGAGACTTGGGAAAGGAGCGACAGCATGAACGACATCTTGAGTTTGCTCGGCGGCGGTACGGCATCGGGTGGATTTTCGATGCTTCTCAAGGCGATTGGCGCAGCCATGCGCGGAGAAGACCCGGCGACGTTCATGCGCAGCATTGCCAACAATCATCCGGCACTGAAGCAAGTAGATTTTAATGACCTGTACGGCTCTGCTCAGAAGCTTTGTAAGGAGAAGGGCCTTAACCCTGATGATGTAGCGCGAAGCATTGATGGAGTTGTGGCGGGTCAAATAAAATAACATAAGGAGATACGACGTATGAACAGTAATGGTGGAAGTTCCTTTTTCGGTTCTGACTGGCTTGGCGCATTCCTGATTATCGCGATCCTGTTCGGCGGCGGCCTCGGCTGGGGTGGCAATCGCGGCCCTGCGCCGGATGTGGCGACGAAAGAATATGTGATGGATACCGTCAACAACAGCGCCGTCCAGGGCCAGCTTCAGCAGATCGCCCTCAGTTCTGCGAACAACAACTTTGAGACTGCCAAGCTGATCATGGATCAGAATGCGGCCATGCAGCAGCAGAACTTCGCGAACCAGATCAATGTTTTGCAGGGCTTCAACGCCCTCCAGCAGCAGATCGCCCAGATGGGCTTCAAGATGGAGAGTTGCTGCTGCTCGATCAAGACGCAGATGCTTCAGGACAAGTACGATGCGCTCCAGGAGCAGTACCGCAACGCTCAGAACGATCTCAGCAATGCGGCCCAGAGCCAGTACATCCTCGGCGCACTCGGACGGTTTGTGGCCTATCCGTCTCAGGCCGCAACCATCGCAACCGCAGGCTAAACACTAAGGGTGGGCGGGAAACCGCTCACCCTCTTCTTATACGGAGGGACAATTATGGATACGACAAAAATGTTCAAGGAGCTTGCGGAGTTTGTGATGGAAGAACTCTCGGACGCTCAGAAATATGCCAAGAAAGCGCTCTGCCTGAAAGGCGAGAATCAGAAGCTGGCTGACATGTTCTACACGCTGTCGGTAGAAGAAATGAGCCACATGAACCGGGAGCACGCTGCAATGAAAGAAATCGTTGTGACTGCCCCGGAAGAATACGGACTTGCATTCGAACTTGTGACCGATCACGCCACAGAGTGGGCGAAGGAGATCAAGGTCATGCAGGATATGTACAGGGAGTAATCCACAATGATTCAGATAACAGTCGAAGGCCGCAGAGCCTCCGTTTCGAATAAAGAACTGTTGACTTCCGGTTCGGCAGGAATCGAAGCACAGTTTACGCTTGACGAAGCCTGGGAACTGGCTCCGGCAAGAACAGCCGTCTTTCGCGTCGGAGATGACGGAGACAAGTACGATGTTCCACTCGATAACTCGCTGACCTGTGTTGTGCCGCCGGAATGTCTGACGGTTTCGGAAGAAGTTTTATTTATTGGAATCTACGGCGGCAACGGCTCCGGAACAATTATCATCCCGACGATTTGGGTATCTGCCGGAGTGATCAGACCGGGCACAGAACCCAATACCCCGAGAGAATATCAGCCGACGCCATCTGTTGTTGAGCAGATTCATATTATTGCCAACAGGGCAGAGCAGACGGCAACTGACGCAATGACCCTTGTTGAAGAGGGGCTGCAAGACCTCTCTACGCTGGAAAGCGCCGTGCAGGCCAACGAAGAGCAGCGCCAGCAGAACGAGACTCAGCGTATCGAAGATTTCAACACCATGATGCAGAGCGCAAGGGCGTACCTTTTGGAGCCGAGCGTGTCCGCGATTGTGTATGATCCCAACAAGGAAAGCGGGGCTCAAATTTCCCCGACCAGCCTTGAAGTCAATGCATATTACATCGACAATGAAGGCGACAGAGGCGGCTTCGCGGCGCCGTTCTTTGAAGTGAGCATTATCCCGGAGACGGGAACGCCTACCACAACGACGTGGGAAACCACGTCCGCTGTTTCGCTTACACTGCCACAGACGATTACGCCGGGGACAACTGTGCAGGCAAGAATCTGGAAGAACAACAGCCTCGGCCTTCCGATGACGCTGGCCGAGATCACAATTCCGGTTGTTGCCAGCGGCGAGAACGTGGTCACATACGAAGTCGCTGCGTATGATCTCACTACAAGCGCAAACCTCAATGCGCTTACATACGATCCGAACGGAACCGGAACTCTTGCCAGCAGATTCAGCCCACGTAGGTTAAACGTGCAAGTGCTCAGGCGGGAAGGTACGGAAAGCAGGGCTGTGCACTTTGAACTGTATTGCCAGATTTATGGCGACAGCGGCACTTCCGTATGGTATGTATCCGGCTCCGGTACAACACTCACAGTCGTAATTCCTGAATCCATCGAAGGAATCACGGGCCCATATCAGCTGAAGCTTGAAGCACACTACTCGGATGACAGCGGCACGGCAAGGACGACCACGACTTCGCTTCCGATTATCTCAGACGGCCTGAAGGGGGACAAGGGAGACACAGGAGACCCCGGCCCACAGGGACCGCAGGGCATTCAGGGCGAGGCGGGGCCGCAGGGACCGCAGGGCATTCCCGGCGTTGTCCAGTCCGTCAACGGAAAGAGCGCAGCCGACGTCACATTGGACTCCGGTGACATCGGATATGACTCTACAGAGACGTATACAAGCGGCACTGCAGGAGCTGCGCTGAATGACTTAAGTCGCCAAATAAGTGATGTTGAGAGCGCAATAGTGTACAAAGACGGAATTAACGAGGTGAAAATCAAGAATCTTGAAGGGGTTCAGATTGGAAACCTGTTTGCGGTGTTAGGTTTTCTTGACCAAGAGAACAAATTTGCCTATGCAAATTCGAGCGGTATTTCATTGGTGTATTCGGATTCAACTGTTCAGAACTGTTACCGTGTTCCAATAAAGAAAAACACGCATTATGTTATGACGTTTGCACGTTGGCTTGTTCTGCTTGACGAAAACTTGAAATCAACAGCCATCGGAAGTCAAAATGTAACTGAGTTTGACAGCGGAAATGCGGTGTGGGCAGAACTTTCATTCAACGTTACAACATATCCCCCGTCAACGTATGTTATGTCTGAAGGGACGCAGTTAATTTCAGAACCATATATTTATCCTGATTGGATCAGCAAAGAAAGCGAACTTGAAAAGAAGGTTGACAAAGAAGGATATAATCAGGTACTTCGGAAAAATATTGAAGGCATACAGATTGGGAATCTGTTTTCTGTGCTTGCTGAAACGGATCAGGAAGGGAAATATGCATATTGCAGTAACGTATCATCTGGACTTCAATATTCAACAGATGATCATTTTAACTGCTATTTTCTGAAGGTTGATAAAAATACTGATTATGTTTGCACGACTTGTAGATTCTTGGTTAAATTGGATAAAAACAAGTCACCGATAGCAACGAGTGAGCAAAGCATAGCAGGTTTTAATTCCGGCAACGCTGAATACGTTTCGCTTTCTTTTAATGTAAACACTTATGCAGAGGATTCAATTATTGTAAGCAAAGGAACATCGTTAATTCCAAAGGATTATGTATATCCTGATTGGTTGTCCCCTTATTCTACGGCATATAAATACAAATCGTTTCACAAAGAAGGAAATCTTTCAGACGGGGAATCACTTGTATTGGATGAATCTGTTTCATTGAAAAAGGGAGAGATGCTTTCTTTTGCTTGCGATATTACATCGTTTTCCGGTCTTGAAATTGGGTGGTCAACTTCAGTTCCCGGCACACAAAAATATCCCTATATTGAAATAACGCCAACGCAGATTATAGTTCACGGGCAGAACAGCAACGGATTGGCGGCTGTTACACTCACGCACGGATTGACAATTACAGTGAATCTTCAGTTTAATGTCGTTGTGGATTATAACCAGTTTAATGTTGAATTGATTTCAAATGGTTCAAGATATACAGGAACAGCGGCATTATTTAAGTCAGAGCAAGGAAAAGGTTTTGCGCTTTCTTCTGGTAGTACGCTTACAAACTGCAAACTTTCATGGTCTTCAATAGACATGAATAAAAAAGTGTGGATGTTCGGAGATTCTTATTTCGGAATGACGAATACGGCACGTTGGGTTCATTGGTTGCAGGAAAACGGATTTGCGGCTGATGCTTTAATCGATGCTTATGGTGGGAGAGCGAGTGATAATGCCGTTATTTCACTTACAAATCTAATTAAAAATGGAACACCGGATTATATTATTTGGTGTATGGGAATGAATGATGGAACGGATTCAAATTCGCAACCGTCAAGCGCATGGGTTATCGGGCGTGATGTAGTTATAGGATTGTGTGAGGCATATAACATTATCCCTGTGTTTGCAACAATTCCAAGTGTTCCGAATATTAACCATGCATATAAAAACGCATGGATTCGTTCAAGCGGGTACAGGTATATTGACTTTGACAAGGCTGTTGGTGCAAATGTAAGTAATGAATGGTACGCCGGGATGCTTTCGGCAGATAACGTTCATCCAACGGAAAAAGGCGCGCTTGCTCTTTATGGACAATTTATAGTAGACTTCCCAGAAATTGTAATAAGTTAAATAACACTTTATGTCACAGTTCGTAATCAATCTTATGTCATTTAAAGGCCTATTTTAATCACTAACGGCTATCTCGTGATTTCACCATGATTTTCACGAGATAGTCACGAGATGGAAACTGCGGCGGCTCAGTTGTTTGCGGTCAAGGACTACACATCACATCCGTGACTGCATCGTTTTCAACCGCCATTTAAATACAGGAGGGATACCGATATGCTACTTGTACGGATCATGATTTACCTTGCCGTGGTATCGGCGGTGCTGATTATCGCCTTGGCTGTTAAGGGAGGAAACAAACCATGATTACACGGGAAGAGTTGGAAGAATTCATAGAGGGATGCATATGAAATGTGAAGAATATTGTACTCATTATAGGGACAGGACTTGCCCTTGGGATTATCTATATGCTGATGTTGATGATTGCATCGACTGCATAGATTTCGATCCAGAGAGAGATGAAGACCGCAGGGCGATTCCGTTCGTCAGGAGTAAAGAATGAGCTATCATCAAACAATCTATAACCTGTTGCGAGGATATGGCATTTCCGAAGCTGGGGCAATCGGCGTTATCGGAAACTGGCAAGCAGAAAGCAACTGTGAGCCGAACAGAGTGCAAGGCGACTTCTCACCATACCGGACAGGCAGCAAGCAATATGTAGCTGATGTTACATCCGGGAAAATATCCAGAGATCAATTTGGACACGATGGAAAGGGCTTCGGGTTTTATCAGCTTACCTATTTCAGCCGGAAACTTGGGTATTACGATCATTGGAAAAAGTCTGGCAAGGCTCTTGACGATGCTGGATTACAGGTAGAATACGCAGTTATCGAACTGAAGAGAGATTTCCCGAATCTGTATCAATTCCTCTGCTCTACGGCAGACATCTACAGCGCAACAGACCGAGTGTGCCGTGAATTTGAAAGACCTGCCGTCAACAATGTCCAAGCTCGTTATGAGGCGGCACTGAGGATCAGATCGGAGCTTGACCTGTCAGGGACGGTAGTTGTTGAGGATAATGCGACAATTCAGGAAGCTGAAGTGCTGCCCTATAAACCGGAACTGATCCCAACAACTGAGTGCTGGCCGCCCAGGACGGTGGACAAGAACATGGACGGCGATGATGTCATAGTTCTGAAGGCTGTTCTTTCAGCCCGCGGTTTTTTCAATCAATTCAGCGCAGATTCCAGTGGATACCTGGACGGCCAGACAGACAAGTTTGATGACGACACAGAGAAAGCTGTCAAGCATTTCCAGGCGGCCTACAAGCTGGACGTGGACGGAGTAGTCGGCCTGAAGACCTGGGCCAAGCTTTTGGAGGTGTGACATGGACGATGTGGAATTCAGAGAACTGCGAGACCGTGTATCATCTCTCGAAAACAGAATGGCTGAAAAAGACACACAGTTCGCAGTCATCAACACCAAGCTGTCAGCAATCCTGTGGGGTGTCGGAGTAACCGGCACTGCGCTTGTTGGAATTCTATTAAAAATGCTCTTCGGAGTATAACAAATGAAAGGAGATATGTCATGAACGACAAAGAACGGTATGTGGTATGCACCACGGACGGGAAGAACTACACGATGGTCGGAAAGACCTATGGGCAGATTCTGGAAGAGCTGGGCGAGGATAATGTCTGGCTCATGATCCGGCTGGACTATCAGGAGGTAGAAGCATGAACACCATCGACTGGAAACGGAAACTCACTTCGCGGAAATTCTGGCTGGCTGTGATCGGACTGGTCTCCGGCCTGCTCATGGCATTCAAGGTTGACAGCGAGACCGTTGAGACGATCAGCGGTGTCATCATGTCCGCAGCTTCCGTCATTGCGTACATCATCGGGGAAGGAATGGCAGACGCGGCCAACGCGCCTGAGAAGATTCCGGAGGAATAAACCATGGCGTTTGTAGGAACTGCAAGAGCCGGAGACGTCGAAGGGCGAGTCGGGTCAACTCTGTACGGCGTGTGTGCGACGTCGGCGAATGTCGCCGCCAAGGAAGTGGCCATCGAAGGGCTTGACGCGCTGCTTCCGGGCCTCACGATTCATGTCAAGTTCACCAACTCCAATCGCACGAACCCGGCAACCGATCCGCCCACGCTGACGATCCCGACGATTGACAGTGTGGCAAGGAGAATCTACCGGCACGGTGCCGTGCCTCCTGGAAACACCGACCGGGAATCCTGGTACGCGGGAACCGTTGTGGCCCTGACCTTCGACGGAACGGCCTGGGAGATGAACGACTGGCAGAGCGACACGATCTACGACAACGCGACGCAGGGAACGGCAGGCCTGATGTCTTCAACGGACAAGGCAACTCTCGACAACATCCGAGACAAGCGGACAACTTCGCTGGCCTTCCAGAATGTGCCGACGTCAAGCTGGGTATCCGACACGACCACTTATCCGGACTATCCGTATAAAGCGACGATTTCCTGTCCCGGTGTGACGGCCAACCATTTTGTGCAGGTCTGCTTCGCGCCGGAGCATGTGGTCAACTATGTGCCTGCCCCGGTATGCCTTGCGGGAACGGATCAGGTGACGGTCTGGATGATGATTGATCCGGGCGCAAGCATTACGGTTCCGACGGTCTTTGCGGTGCTGCCGGACAGAACGTGAGGTGACACATGGCATATCAGACAACCGGTAAAATCACCGGCATGGACGTTTTCCAGGCAGCAATCACGATCATGGACGAGTTGTCGGATGAGGGCAAGTACAAGTACGACGATACAAAAGAGTATCAGGACCGGACGCTTGCAATTCTGAACATGCTTCAGAATGAGCTGTATCCGTTCAGCGACACGTACAAGCTTAATCAGGAGTGGGGCAGCAGACGCAGGCCGGTCGCAGACAGGTTGGAAAGCCTGTACGACAACATTGACCTGGACGATTACTGCGCTGGGACAGTGCTTCCCTACGGACTGGCAGCCCATCTGTTGCTGAATGAAGACCCCAGCACGGCAAACTATTGTCAGCAGCGATACGACGAACTCAAGGCTTCGCTCATGCGCGGGCTACCCGCAGAGAGCGAGGATATTACGGATGTCTACGGCGGCATCGATGTAGACCCGTACAACGATTTCAGCCGCTGGTCATAAAGGAGGCGGAAAAGGATGCCGCGACCGAAAGGGAGCCGAAACAAACCGAAAGACGGAAGCCCTGACCGGCCCTACCGAAACCCGGAAGAGCTGAAGAACAAGATGCAGGAATACTTCGACCTGAGAAAAGACGAGGAAGGTGATGCCTTCCCGTCTGAGGCAGGAATGAGAATCTTCCTGGGGCTGGGGCACAAGAGCTGGCGCAGCTATATGGAGGATCCGGAGTATGAACTTGTCTTCGACTGGGCACAGGACATGCGGGAAGACTGGGCATCCCGAAAGCTGGCGGACAACCCGAAAAGCGCGCAGGCCTTTCTGAACATCCTGAAACAGCCGGGCAACGGCGGTTGGATCGACCGGAAAACGGACAAGGAAGACAAGGTGCTTGAGATCCGGGCGGCAGGCGTCGGCGGCGTAGAGGCGTTCAAATGAGCCGCGGCGTCAACAAGACGGGGACGGACCAGACCGCCGGCGGCCAGGAAAAATCCAGAGTTAAGGGCCTGACGGTCTGGGACCCGGGCGTCGCAAACCCGAAGCAGCAGGAGTTTTACATGGCCAAGGAGCTGTATGTAGGATTCGGCGGCGCCAAGGCAGGCGGCAAAACCCATGCTGTAAGAATCAAGGCATTCGGCACGGCCCTGATGAATCCGGGCATCAAGATCATCATTTTCCGTAAGACCTACCCGGCGCTGGAAGAAAACCATATCCTGCCACTGAAGCGCATGGCAGTCCAGACCGGAGCGGCCACCTACAACGGCACCACCAAGATGCTGACGTTCGTCAACGGCAGCACCATCCGATTCGGTCACTGGTCCGGAGCGGACAGCGAGGACGAATACAACGGCCAGGAATATGACCGCGTGTTTCTGGATGAGGCAACACAGTTCTCAGAACGCGCCTTCAACCTTCTGGCCGGTATGCTCCGCGGTGCGTCCCCGTATCCCAAGCAGATGTACATTACCTGCAACCCCGGCGGCGTGGGGCACAACTGGGTCAAGCGCCTGTTCATCGACAGGCAGTATGAAACCGGCCACGCAAACCCCGAAGAAGACGAACACCCCGAAGACTACAGGTTCATCTGGGCGAAGGTCGAGGACAATGTGCAGATGCTCAAGCACAGTCCGAAGTACCTCGAACAGCTGTCGAAGCTGCCGGAGGATGTACGCCACGCCTATCGTTACGGAGATTGGGACAGCCTGGGCGGCGGGTATTTCAAAGAATTCAAGAAGCCCACGCATGTGCGCAAGGCCTTCCAGATCCCGGCACACTGGAAGCGGTTCCGGGCTTTCGACTACGGTCTTGACATGTTCGCCTGCGTATGGTTCGCGGTGGACACGGACGGAAGGGCCTGGGCATACCGCGAAGTGGAGAAGAAGGGCCTGATTATCCAGGACGCGGCGGCGCTCTGCCTGCAGAACAGCCCCGCTTATGAGAAGATCGAAGTCACCTACGCTCCGTGGGATATGTGGAGCAGGACGAAGGAAAGCGGGAAGACGATGGCCGACCAGTTCCTGATGAACGGCCTGCTGATCGTACAGAGCCCGCGAGACAGGGTGCAGGGCCACATGGCGATGAAGAGCATGATGGCCCCGATTCCGCTCAAGGATCCGTTTGTGAGAGGCCTGTTTCCGGAAGGACAGGTTCCGGCCACGCTGCCTGGGCTGATGTTCTTCTCGGACCTCTCGAAGGTCATCAAGGACATCGAGGAAATCCAGGCGGACGACAAGAACCCGAACGACTGTGCCAAGGATCCGCACGAGATCACCCACACGGTGGACGCGGTGCGCGGCTTCTGCGTCAGCAGGATCATTCCGACGGAGGCACCGGAAACCAAACAGCGGCGGAGGACCTACGAAGATCTTCTGGAAGACAAGGAAGAAAACTACGAAAGCTTTATGTGCGGCGGGGAACCGAGTCCGGATTATCTCGGAGCCGCATAAGGAGGAACAGCATGACAGTACTGACAATTCTTGCGGTGTGCGCTGTGGCGCTCTGCGTCCTCTGTGGCGTGATCGCACTGGTGGCCTATAAAAGAGCCGCGGCAGCGGAAGATTTTTCGCAGCGGACGTTAAACACGGCAAATGAGATCGTTCAGCGCAATGGGGACGAGAACAGGGCGCTGCGCGTCGCTCTGAATGCCCTGAATGAGATTGTGAAGAACCTCAAGGAAGAGAACAGGGCCATCCGTGACGAGCTTGAAAAGGTGCGGAATCTGATCCCGGAGGACGTCAAGGAAGAGCGGCTGAGGCGGGACGTCCTGATGAGCCAGCTCAATGATGAGCTGGAAACGAGGGTCAAGGCGGAACAGGAATGGAACGCGATGGTCGCGGGCATTCTCGGCTATGACATCAACACGGCCAAAGCCGCAGGAGTAAAGGCAGATGAGTAAGAAGATCAAGGAGCTCGGGCTTTTCGACGGAAACGACAAGCCTGATGTCCAGTGGGGCTGGCACAACTATACGGAGAGCGTCAGCTACAACATGCAGATCAACCTCCAGGAGACGGTCAAAGCCAACGAGAACTTCTATATCGGCAAGCAGTGGGAAGGCATTCAGGCCAACGGCCTGCCGACGCCGCAGTTCAACTTCCTGAAAAGAACCGTTGGTCACACCGTCGCGTCCATCGTCTCGGACGATGTGCGGATGACGGCAACGCCCCTGGAGGCGGCCCCGAACGAGAAGGAACTGATCGACCCGGTCCGGATCGTGAACGAGGAATTCACGCGGCTGCTGGAACAGGTGAAGTTTTCCCGACTTCAGAAGATCTTCGTGAGGGACGCGGCAGTCCGCGGGGACGGCTGCATGTATACCTGGTGGGACGCGGATGCCCCGGCGGGCAAGGGCCAGAAGGGCAGAATCCGCACGGAGATCATCAAGAACACCAGAGTCTTTTTCGGAAACCCGAACGACGCGCAGGTCCAGACACAGCCTTGGATCATGATTGAGAAGCGCGATATGGTCCGGTCGGCTAGAAAACGCGCCGCAGAATTCGACGCACCGGATTGGGCGCAGATTCTTCCGGATGACGCGGAGAATCAGGAAGCCGTTGACAGCCAGAAGCGGACGGACAACAAGGTGACCTGCGTCACGCTCATGTGGAAGGATGACGAGAACGGCGAAGTGTGGGCCTGCGAGTTTACGCACAACGTCATGATCCGCAAACCCTACAACACGAACCTGCGGCTGTACCCGCTGGTCTGGCTGAGCTGGGACTACGTGGACGAATGCTATCACGGCCCGGCGATGCTGA